ATGAAGGTGGTAATGGTACTGCTAAATCTCCATTAATTGAATATAAAACTTCTTACACTAACAATGAAAAGAAAAGAAAATCTTACTTAGGTTTAAGTACAGATATCGGTGTGGATCAAGATTTCTTTAACTATAAAGGTTTAGATAATGGTGAGGCTTGGACAGGTAGAACAGAAGGTTTCCATATGGATTCTGGTGTTACAACAACTGTAATTGCAGGTATATCTAACTCTTTTCAAGTAGGTAATGCAGAATTTAGAAATGATGCTGATTTAGCTAATACAGATTATGAAAGAATAGATTCTAGAAAATTCACATTCGCACCATTTGGTGGTTATGATGGATGGGATATCTATAGAACTAAAAGAACAAATGATGACAGATATAAAATCAATGGTAGTAAAGCTACTTTAGGTTTAACTTCAGGTACATTCGAACCTAGAATCACTTCTACTGAGGTAGATGGTTTAGATACTGACTGGTACGCATACTTCGAAGGTATTAGAACTTTCGCTAACCCAGAAGCGGTTAACATTAATGTATTTGCAACACCAGGTATTGATTCTAGAGATAACATCTCTTTAATAGAGGAAGCAATTGATATGGTGGAAGAAGAAAGAGCAGATTCGTTATATCTAATAACGACACCTGATACTGATAGTAGTGGTGTAGTTGCATTAACACCAGATGAGGCAGTAGATGTTATTGAAGATTCAGGTATTGATTCTAACTACTCAGCAACTTACTTCCCTTGGTTACAAATGCAAGATACTGAAAATAACCAATATGTATGGTTACCACCTACATTAGAGGTTGTTAGAAACATTGCACTTACAGATAATATTGCTTTCCCTTGGTTCGCAACTGCAGGTATCAATAGAGGTACAACAAACGCAATCAAAGCAAGAACTAAATTAACTTTAGATCAGAGAGATACTTTATATGAAGGAATGATTAACCCAATGGCAACATTCTCAGACGTAGGTGTGGTAATTTGGGGTAACAAAACGTTACAACAGAAAGAAACAGCACTTAATAGAATTAACGTTAGAAGATTACTATTACAAGCTAGAAAACTTATTTCAGCAGTTTCTATCAGATTGTTATTCGAACAAAATGATGATGTTGTAAGAAATCAATTCTTAACATTGGTTAACCCTATCTTAGATAACATTAGAAAGGAAAGAGGTTTAACTGACTTTAGAGTACAGGTAGATAGTGATCCAGAATCTATTGATAGAAACGAATTAAATGGTAGAATCTTTGTTAAACCAACAAGATCATTAGAATACATCAGTGTTGAGTTCAACATTACTAACACAGGTGCTAACTTCGATAATATCTAATAATAAAAAAAATAATGTGGGGGAGAAATCTCCCACATTTATTATATACCTATGAAAGTACAATTAACAGAATCACAATACAATAGATTGTTAGAGTTTCAAAAAAGAGCGTATTCTTTTGATTGGGATGATAACATTCTTAATATGCCAACACAAATACATTTAGAGAAAAAAGTGGGTGGTGAATTTATTCCTGTGGATGTTTCTACATCAGAGTTTGCTGAGATGAGACATTTGGTAGGTACGGAATATAGATTATTAAACGATAATCCTTTAGAAGCTTTTGCTGATTTTAGAGATTATGATGCATTTATGAGAGATACTCAAAAAGCAGTTAGAAATAATTCATACGGACCTAGTTTCGATAAGTTTAAAGAAGCTTTAATGTATGGTAACGACTTTTCTATCATAACGGCTAGAGGACAATCACCAAAAGCTCTTAGAGATGGTACAAGACTATTAATCGATTTAACATTCTCTGATGATGAAAAAAGAACAATGGAAGATAATTTAAGAGGTACTTCAATAGATCAGTATTTAAGTTTACAAGATTATCATCCAGTATCTTCAGATGAGTTTAAAGAAAAGTTTGGTGCTGAGGGTGGTGCTGAAAATCCAGAAGTTGCAAAAACAATTGCATTAAGAGATTTTACAGGTAGAGTTGTTAGAGCAGCAAAAAAATTAGAAATGAATCCTGAATATAAAGGTTTAAGTGTGGGATTTAGTGACGATGATTTAAAGAATGTAGAGTTAGCTAAGAAGTTTATAGGTAACGAATTAAAGAAAACTTACCCTAACGTTAGATTTTTAGTATATGATACTTCAGATCCAAAAGACACAAAGAAAAAAAGAATTGTTATCGAAAGATAATTTTTTTTAAAAACTAAATATTTATAAATAAAAAGAATAAAAAACAAATTAAAACAATAGAATTATGGCAGATATGTTAATGAGAATGCCCGTACCTTACGAGCCGTTAAGAAAGAATCGATTTATATTAAGATTCCCTGATGAATTGGGTATTCAAGAGTGGTGGGTGTCAACAGCATCTAGACCAAAATATACTAGTGATGAAACAGAAATTCCTTTTTTAAATACCTCAACTTATGTGATAGGTAGATTTAAGTGGGATTCTATTCAAGTAACATTCAGAGATCCAATCGGACCATCAGCTACACAAGCGTTAATGGAGTGGGTTAGATTACATTCTGAATCAGTAACAGGTAGACAGGGTTATGCTGCAGGTTATAAGAAAGATGTTGAATTAGAAATGTTAGACCCAACTGGAGTTGTTGTACAGAAATGGATTTTACAAGGTACTATGTTAAATGATGCTGATTTTGGTTCTTTAGATTATTCATCGTCTGATTTGGCAGACATTAGTTGTACTTTAAGATTCGATAGAGCAATTAGTGTATTCTAATAAACACAATAAATAAAG